GTTAGAAGTAGCTGATGTCGCCGGTCGCTTAAAGCAAGCTCTTAAGCAAGATTATGAAACTAAAAAAAGCTTACTTACAAAATGACCACCAACATCTCCTACCCCGTCCTTGCCCACGCCTCTTCCCCAGTCCACGGGTCTCACACAGACTGGCTTCACACAACCATCCTCGCCCTCACCTGTGAATCCGTCACCCAGTCCAAAGACCACTCCTTCACCCAACAAGACAAACAAATCTATCGCACCCTCTACGCTGACCTCCTTCGTGCCATCAACCAAATCCAAACTGACTTCACCCTTGACCCAACCCGCGCACTGACCACCCTCCGCGAACTTCAATTCCAACTCAACCAACTACTTCAATGATCCCGCCTCTAACTTCTGATCGTGTTACATATACACCGGAACAAATCCGTGGTATGACACAACCTGTATTAGACATACGCGACTGCCTTGTTGCACAAGGTCAGCTCCCACACGCTGCTGCGATGTCTGTCGTAGTTCTTCTCCTTAACCACCTAGCTGACCACACAACCCCATGAAATCCTCCACCGACTTCCTCCCGCGCCTCCCACAATCCTTTCTCCTTATCGGCCCGCCCGGTTCAGGTAAGACCACCGTTTCCCTCCAACTCCCCAAACCCTTCATCCTCGACTGTGACCAGAACCTCAACGGCCCAGTCAAACACCTTCAGCTTTCTGGTAAACTCACATCCCAGCCATGGTTCTTTGACCAGCCTATGTTCAACCCAGATGGCACCCCATGTCCACGCGACCAACAATGGGATCGAGCAATCACCCTTCTCACCGAAGCCTGCTCTTCCCCGAACGTTGACACCGTGGTCATCTCCTCCCTCACGTCCTTCATCGAGCTCGCCTTCATTCAAACCTACAAAATGACCGGCAAAAAACTCGGCGACTACAAGAAAACCATCGATCCTAAATTCGAATTCGAACAGTGGGGTGCCTTCGGTTCCATCATGCGGCAAACCATCTTCTGGCTCAAATCCTCTGGCAAACGCCTTTGCGTTGAGGCCCACATGACTGTCGACAAAGAAGAACTTTCCGGTGCCCTGACCAACTTTCTTGCCATCCCCGGCAACCTCAAACACACCCTCTCCGGTTGGTTTGAAGAAGTCTGGCTACTCGACGTTACCGTCACCGGCGTCCCTCCCAATCAAAAAGTCGATCGCCGGATCATCACTGCACCAGACAACAAATCCAAACACCTCGGCCTCAAGTCCGCCGCACAACTCGGTACTTCCTTCCCCGCGGATATGGTTAACGTTCTTCAAGCTTTACAGAAATGAAAACTTCACTCACATTCCTCGGCTTACTTCTTGCTGCTTGTCTACCAGTAGAAGCACCCACTGCTTGCAATCACACTTATTCCACATGGTCAACCCCAGTCATAACAGACAATTGGTATACCGGCCCTGTTGCAACCCAATGCCGCACTTGCACACTCTGTGGTGAAGCTCAATCCCGTCGCGTTCCATGACCCGCACGTTCCTCGTCGCCCTCAACCTCGAACCCCTCTCCAACACCGACTCCATCGCTGCTGACATGCTCGACTCCCTCTCCCAAGACGGATTCCAAGTAACTTCCGTCAAGCCTTGGGCATCCGCCAATACCGATCCTGTTGATCCTTTTATGTCTCTGCAACTGCCAGCGGCACCTTCCAATTTCCTGGGTTAACAATACCCTCGAACCACAAAAACACAAACAAACCAAAAACACACAAACACATATGCTACCACTTAGCCTCACACTCAACGACGCCGACACCTCCTCCCCTATCCTTGTTGAAGGAAAACAACCCCTCATCATCGACAAGGTGGAAGTTGTCCAGTCCAAATCTGGCAAGGGCTACTTCCTCGCGGTGACCTTCAAAACCCAAGAAGACTCTATGTCTATCAAGGGCACAAAGATCGGCGCAGGGTTCCCTCTCATCCAACGCTACATGCTTCCCATTCCCGGCACAGAGTTCGGTGACGGCGAGCAGGCGGAAAACTACAGAGCTAACCTCTGTCGCTTCATGCTGGCCTGCGCTAACCGCAAAGACACCCCTGAAGCCAAGGCTGAGCTCCCTGAGTTTAACGACGCTTATCTCACCAACCTCCCCAGTGTTGTCGTGATGGGCAACATCAAAACCTCCAAACCCAAAGATGACGACGATGGCTACGGCCCTCGTTCGGAAGTCAAATCGGTCAGCGGTATTGACCCACAGTAAGTAAACCAACCACCCGCTGGCAGACCGGGAATAGTCTGCCTTTTTTCTCCTATGAAAACCAAAACCAAACGTGCTTTTAAAGCCAACAAACTAAGCGATACTTGTGATAAAGCATTGCCAACAACTCGTCGCTCCATCCCTGTCAAAGAAGTGGACGAAATGATCGACCGTGCAGTCGCTCGTGTTAAATCCGAGCGGACAATCTACGATGATCGTAATGAGCTTCTTCAACGCATCAGCGACGTTGAGTGCAACCTTGAGTATCATGAAAGTTCCGTTCACAACTGTGAAATGACTCTCCTCTCCCTCAAAGCTGAGCTCAATAAAACCAACACCGCAATCGCACGCGAGCTGGACCTAGACTCCCTCCGCTAACCTAAACAAAAAACCATATGGAAAAAACATTACATAATTCAGACATCTCAGGTGCAAAAATAAATGTGCCTGACATCAAAGTAGTAGGCAACGGAGACACCTTCCGTTTGCTTTGCAAAGCATCTTCACAAAATGAAGGCTGGATGAAAAGCACAAAAGCGATGGAAGTGCCAGGCGGTTGCGTGGTGCAAGTTACGACTCAGCAAAAAAACATCGACGGCACCTATGCCTGCGCTGAAGCACTAGCCTACGTTCCAGGCGTCAAAATTGTTGACGACGTAAATGGCGGACGAAAACTTGTCAGCCACGCTGCTTAACCTCTGCTAACCCCTCGACCTAAGCATGTCGCTAAACTGCTTACAAATTTCCTATGCCCGACACGCCCACCACCGAACTCCGCAAGCTCAAACGTCTTTCTGACGCCACCTACATCCCGCTCGCCGACATCAAGATCAACCGCAATGAACGCCTGCGTCGAAACATCAAAGAGATAAACGAAAACGCCGAACGTATCGCTGACTCCATAGTTCTCGTCGGCCCCATCCAACCACTCCTTCTCGACGAAGAGAACAACCTCATCGACGGCGAGTGCCGCTACACCGCTTACAAACTGCTCATCGAGCGTGGTTACGCTGCCCTCGAAGTCCCCGTTGTCCGCCGAATCAAAATCGAGCAAGCCATGAAATGGATGATCGAGCTCGACGCCAACATGCAGCGTAAACAAATGCGCTGGCAGGATATTGTCCTCGGCATCGTCGCGGTCCACGAGCAAAACTCCAAAATGGCTAAAGACCGCAAAGAGCAATGGGGTATGCGGGCCACCGGGCATCTCGTCAAACAGTCTCACTCCTACGTCCAAGACTGCATTATCATCGCGCCGTTCCTCCGCAATAACGATCCAGAAATCTGCGAAGCTAAAAACCTTGAAGCCGCTAAGCAAGTCCTTCTTCTCCGCAAAGAGCAAGCCCTTGCCCAAGCTGCCGCACGGCTCTCTGGTGCAGTCACTGTCACTCAACCCAAAGCTCCCAAGCCTTCCGGCATCATCAATATCTCCCTTGGTGATGTCACCACCCCTACCCCCGCATCGGTAGTCGTGACTTCCCCAGAAGAAATCCGTGCAATGAACATTGTCAACCTGTCCACCCGCCTACACAACGTGGACTGCACAACGTTTATGAAAGAAACCATGTCGCCAGAGTCCGTTGATGCCATCATCACTGACATTCCCTACGGCATCGACATGGACCTTCTTGAAGACATGCAAGGCATTGACATGATGCGTTCAACCCACGACGTGGATCAAAATGTGGAACAGATGAAACCATTTCTTGAAGGTGCTTACCGTGTGCTGAAACCCAACACATATCTCTTCTTCTTCTATGCTCAACAACATCAAGAAAAGCTCGCCACCTGGGGGCGGGAAGTTGGCTTCAATGTGCTTGATTGGAACCTCCTCTGGCTCAAACCGCACAGCTGC